GGCGCGGGCTTCGTTTGTCACCTGCTCGTTCTTTTTGGAGTAGCTGGCGGCAGAGCGTTCGCTGGTCGGTGTGGCGAAATGTTCGACCATCGCCTCCAGCGCGGCCAGCAGGTCAGGCGCGGCATCGCGCACCCGGCGGTCGGCTTCGCGCTTGGCGTCACGCTCTGCGCGCTCCTTGGCTTTGCGCTCAGCTTCCTGCTGCTCAAAGCCCACGCCGTGCTTGACCAGATGGTGTTCGTAGTTCTTGCGCAGGCGGGCCGCTTGCAAGCGCGCGGTATTGGGTTCGAGATAGCGCTTCGTGCGATAGGCAACATCTCCGGTTGCAATGCGGACGATCTCGCCCGTGTAGGTATCGCAGAACCGCATATTGCTCATCATTGAATAGTCTTCTGCGACCCGGACTTCATATGCGTTCATGTCAGTGTCTCCTTTTCGTTGCTGACAGGAGACTTCTACACCATGCAATCCTACGTTGCAACTATCTCTTTTAATAGGGCAACGATCTCGTCGATCTCCTCGATCGACCGGGCGATGAACACCGGCACGCCGTCGCCGCGCATGCGCTCGATCTCGCGCTGCTGGTGGCCGCTGAGCCGGTCGCCGTCCGCCTTGATCTCGATGAAGGCGGCGCGCGGCCAGTCCCACCACACGAAGCAGTCAGGGCAGCCCCTGCGGCCTTCCCAGCGCGTCTTGCGGTATTGGCCGCCGCTCTTCTGCACGACGTGCTTCAGGTAGTCCTGCAGCTTGCCTGCGGGCGTCATTTGGTCCTCCGTCCTGCCGACCAGTTCTTCTGCGCGCGGACGTCGGCGTTGGGCACGCACCAGATCTCCCCGGTGGCGTCCAGCGCGACCACCCAGAGCAGGCTGTGTTCGAGGCCATAGTCTATGACGGCCAGCGCCAAACCAGCGCCCTTGGGCGTGTCCATCGGGATCGAGGGGTTCAGCTGGGTGAGCATCACTCTTTCCGGTACCGGTACGCCTCGAAGCCCGCAGCGGCCAGTGGCAGGCCGATCGACCAGCTGGGGTTGTCCGACATCATGTCGGCCAGAGCGTCATGCGTGAAGCTCGGCTCGTCCGGCACTTCGCAGACCAACTCGTCATGCACGCGCAGGACGACCGCGTAGCCAGCCTCCTCAGCCTTGCGCATGCCGGTCATGAAGACGTCGCGCGCCACGGCCTGCACGATGTTCTCGACCAGCTTGCCGTAATAGGTCTCCAGCAGCTTCCACTGGCGTGTGTACTGGTCGATGCCTTCGTACACCAGCTGCCCGGCCCCGTTGATGTGCAGCTTGCGGTAGCACAGGTACCGACCGCTCGGCAGCCGGATGCGGGTGTACTCAACGCCGTCGGGCCCGTTGGCACCGTCGACGCGCAGCAGGCCGCGCACCTCGAAGCTCTCGCCCGGCGCGCGCACCGCCGACCGCACCGCGCCCTCGACGTCGTACCACAGCTTCTTGGTCGCCGGGTGCGCCTTGCGCCACGCCTGCACGATCTCGCCGATCGCGTCGTCGTCCATGGCGTTGAACACATCGCCGCCCATCTTGCGGTAGGCACCGAGGCCACCGCCGTAGCCTCCGGCCAGCTCAGGCACCTTGCCCTGCGTCTGGCGCTCGGCCTTTGTCACCTCGTACGGATCTTTGCCGAGGATGCGCCCGGCGGTCACCTTGTACAGGTCAGGCCCCGCGCCGCGATCGTACAGCTTGAACGCCTCGATCTTCCAGTCTTCGCCTGCCAGCCACGCCAAGACGCGCCCTTCGATGTTCGACAGGTCGGCGATGACCAACTTGCAGCCCGGGGTGGCCAGCAGCGACCCGCGCACGGCGAAAGCACAGCGTTCGCTGACGTTGTCGTAGATGATGTCTTCGCAGTCGTGCTTGAACGCCGCGATCGTGGCTTCCTGCACATACCCGTCGAACCAGTCGGGCGACCGGGGCAGGTTCTGCGGCTGAAAGATCCGGCCCGCGTCGCGCCCAGTGCGGGCAGCGCCGCAGAACTGGATCGTGCCGCGCAGGCGACCGTCGCTGGACGTCGCGTCGATCAGCACCTTGTACTTGGCCGGGGACGTCGCTGCGGCCTGCTGCCGGATCTCCAGCAGCTCGCGCACCTTCGGGTCCAGCTCGCCCTTGAGCAGGCCCTCGACCGTGCCCTTGGTCAGATCCTCAGCCTCGAACCCGCGCGCGTCGCGCAGGTAGTCTATGAACCGCTGACGCTGGGTGGTCGACGAGACCAGACCACCGGTCAGATGGGCTGCACGAGTGGCCAAAGTTCCCGAAGCTCGTCGAAAAGCTCCGATTGCGGATTGGGCGAGTGCAAGATCGATGGCGACACCACGGTCATTAATTCTTTGGTCAAGCCGCCAAAGGTGCTGCTCACCGAGTGTACTGTTCCAATCCGGCAGACGTCCATGTACGTGTCGCATCGCGTCCACATCAAGTCGGGCGTATTCGATGAAGTTGTTCCACTCATCAGGATGGGTCTCCCTTGTTGCGCGCCGGATCTTCCAGTTCTTGGGACACGGCTTAGTGAACAACTGTATATACCGACGACCGGCTTTGTCTTTAGATTTATCTTGCGGCACGCCCAGCACGTCGCAGAGCTGGCCCAGAGAGCCGGGCAGGCTGTGCGCCAGAGCGGTGACCATGGTGTCGTCGATCTTCTCGACGGGGATGTTCACGCCGCAGTGGCGCAGCACCGTGCGATCGAAGGCGCTGTTGTGGATCACAACCCGATCGACCTTGTCGATGACGTTCTGCAGCGCGTGATGCCAATGCACGAGATCCTGCGTGTCCCAGACCTCCACACGGGCCTTGTCGAGCGCCCAAGCGACCAGCAGCACCTCGGCCTCCTCGGCGTAGCGGTGCGTGCCGTGCTTGATCGGGATGGTGCTGTAGGTTTCGAGGTCAAGCCAGAGCGTGTTCACGCGGCACCCGACTGACCGTGTTCAAACCGTGCGCTGCGCGCCGCTTCGGCGGCGGCCACAATCTTGGGGTGGTCGCCGCTGTAGGCCTTGTCGCCGTGATACAGGCTGCCCCACAGGTCTAAGGCAAACGCTTCCGCGCGCGTGCGCTTGGGCGTACAGGTCTCTCCGCAAATGCGCTCGCCGCGCCCATCGAACTCGATCCCGATCTTGTCGCACAGCGGGCACACACAGAACAGGTACGGGCCGTCCATCGCGCCTGCGCGCTGCCTTTCGTCCTCTTCGTGGGGGTACGTGTCCACCACCCACCATTGGTCGCACGCGCTGCCAGAGTGCCGGAAGCTGCCCAGCTCTACGTTGATGTAAGGCTCGCCAGCGACCAACAGGCCGCGCGCTTTGGTTGCCTCGCCGACGTAGGCCAGCTTGCGGTACGCGTCTGTGTCGCGTGAGCTGAAGCTCTCCGGCTTGACCTCGATCCAATAGTTGAGATCCGGCAGGAAGAAGTCCGGCAGGTAGTAGCCAAGGCCGTGTGCGCTCAAGTCGAAGCCCTCGGGCTCGAACTGCCAGCGCAGGCCAAGGTGGTCGAAGAAGACCGCCCAGCGTGCCTCAAGACGGCTGCGGAAGCGGTAGCCTTTGTAACGTGTTTCGATTGCTTTGATCATGCTGATAACCCTCCGTTCTGGTGAGCCGCGCGCTTCGGTTATCAGCAACGCAGGAGCAAACCCGCACCCGCGCGCGGCTCGCCAGAAAGGAGGGTGTGACGGGGTTAGCGACATTGGCTAGGGAGAACAATGCCCCCGTCACACCCAGACCTATAGACCTAGAGCAGGTCCATGCCAAGAGCAGACTTGTACAGGTCGAGGATGGTCTCCATCTCGCGCCTGTCGTCGTCCTGCATCTTCCGCAAGCGGACGATCTGACGCATGATCTTGGCGTCATACCCAACGGCCTTGGCCTCAAGGTAGACGTCCTTGATGTCGTCAGCGATGCCCTGCTTCTCCTCTTCGAGCGTCTCAACGCGTTCGATCAGAAGCCGCAGGCGCTCGTCCGCCGTCACGCTGTTGTGACCGACGTCACTCACAGGATGTCCTCCGCGTCTGCCTTGGCCTTCGCCAGAGAAGCGAACTCATCCGCCGATGCCGGGCTGGACCCGCCACCGAAGTTCTCGCCTTCGCCGGTCAGCATGACGCCGCGAAGCGAGCAGTTGATGCGGCGGCCCCATTTATTGTCTTGGGCCCACACCTCCAGCGAGGCGTTGACGACAGCACCGCTGAACGCCTTGGCTTCGATTTCGCTCTTGCCGCTCAGCTCTTCACCGTACTGGTTGAACACGGTGGGTTGCGTCTTGGCGTTGCGGGTGGACAGGTAGTGCGCCCCCTCGAAGCCCTGATAGGCTTCGCCGGTCTTCTTCGAGCGGTACACCTTCTTGGTGAAAGCGACCTTGCCGTCTTCCTCCAGCATCTTCAGGACGCTGTCGGCCTTGTCCTTCCATGCTTCCTTGGCCTCAGCCAGAACAGCGGCTTCGATGGCCTTCTGCTGTTCGGAGTTCGGCTTGATGGGGAACTTGGCACCATAGGCCGGTTCACCTTCGCCGAATGACTGGGGCTCGGCCAGAGCCGGGAAAGCCAGAATGACGTTCTTGAGCATGATACGTGTAGCCATTGTCAAATATCCTTTTTCAGTCTTCAGTTTGCATAAGGTCGCGGAAATCATCCGAGACCGATTGGACGGCAATCGCTTGCCGCTTATCCGTGGCGGGTGCCACAGATGGCTTGCCCATACTTTGGGTGATCAGGTCTTTGACCTTGGCCCAGCGTTTGGGGTTTTCCTTGAACACCTTCTCCGCCTTTGTCGGCGAGATCAAGCTGAAATCGTACATCTCGTCCTGCCGCATGCGGAAGCTCTTGAACAGGGCCTCGGCGTCGACGTCGCTGCCCCATTTGCGTGCGCCACGCTTGCCCTCGACGAGCTTGTACCCGTCGACGTTCTGGCCTGCCAGCAGGCGGCGCTCGACCTCTGCGCGGACCGCCTTGCACCACTGCTCGACCATGTCGACCTTGGCCATCGCGATCGGCAGGTAATTGTCGCCGGTCTGCATGTCGACGGTCTCGGGCGTGAAGTCCGAGAACTCATCCAACGTCGCTGCAGCAGATCCGCCGACCACTTCGGTGATCTCGGCCCGCAGCGCCGGGCAGCTCGCCTTGGCACTGCAGAACTTGCACTGCTTTTCGCCGGGGAGAAGGAAGTCTTCCAGCGTCAGGTCACCGGCATCGCCGATCGCTGCCATCTCTGCGGCGCGGCAATTCTCAGCGGCTGCGGCAGCACCCTCGGCGAAGGTGTGGATCTGGTCGACCGGGATCGACCATTCCGCAACGTGGTTCATGCGCGGCTGGTGGATCACCATCGTGATGTACGAGAAGTCGCCGACGATGCCGTACTCTTCCAGCGCACCCAGAGCGTAGAACTGGGCCTGCTCGTTGTCTTCTGCGAAGACCTGCACGCCCATGCCGAACTTGAGATCGATCACCTCGATCTCGTCCGCGCCGATGATGATCGCGTCGCTGGTGCCGGTGGCACCCTGCTCGCCGGTGATGTGGCCGATCGGCACCTTGCGCTCGACCAGCAGGGTCTTGCCCTCCGCCTTCTGGCGCACCAGCTTGACGTAGTCGTCGACGTGATCGGCCATGTCCTGCGTGACGAGCCACTGGACGGTCTCTCCGCCGTCCTCAAACTCGACCTTCATGCCGACGTACCCTTGCGCGTTCGGCTCATCGCCTTCCAGCACGATGGCCGCCAGCTCGTGCGCAGCACTGCCCTCACGGGCGTAGATGCTGCCGCGATCGGGGTACTGGGCTTCCAGCACCACGCTTCCCGGGCAGCGCATCCAGCGATGCGCGCCCGAGGGGCTCAGCTTAGCGTGCGCCATCAGAGCGCCCCCTTCAGCAGGCTGACCAGCTCCGGCCACCGGGCCGGATCGAGCAGCGATGCCTTCTCGACGCCGAACTGGCTCAGGATCTCCTGCGCCACCGGCTTTCCCTTGTCCTTGACGACCTGCAGCACGTACGGTGCGACGTCGATGTCGAAGTTCAGCTCACCAGCGGGTGGGGTCGCCTCGGTCGGACCAGAAGATACTTTTTCCTCGGCTGACGAAGAAGCCGTCTCCTCGACAGGTGAGGCGGGTAAAGGGGCTGGCGCGGCTTCGGCAACCTCCTGCTTCGGTGCGACCTCGGTGGCCGTGCCGGTGTTCAGCTTGGCGGCCAGCGACATGACCTTGCCGGACAGTTCGGCCAGCGTGTCGGCGGTGATCTCAATCTTGTACATTCTCAGTTTCCTTTCTTCAGTTGCTCAATGATACGGTCGCGCTCTTCGAGCATCAGTTCGAGCTTGTCGATCTCGACGCCCAATTCATAGATCTTGTCGTCGAGCTGGCGCGCGTCGCGCTCAGCGTCGTCAGCGCGCTCGCGCTGCTCGCCGATCTTGACGTCCATCTCCGCGACGAAGTCTTCCAGACGCTCGCCCAGAGCGATCGCCAGCTCACGGTTGGGATTGTACTTCGCTTCTTCGATCAGCTGCTGATCTTCCTGCGAGCGGTAGGTGGTGCGGTCAGACATGTCGATGTCTCCTTAAAAGTTCCACGGCGTTGCGCCGTACTGTTTGGCGAGCTGGCGCGCTTCGCGCTTGCCCGAGACGTTGAAGGCGATGACGTTCGACCGGCGACCGTCAACGATGCGGTTGATGTAGAGCGTGGCGGGGACGTTGCGCCCCCGCGACGTGAACTCTGCTGCAAGGATGCCCATCATCGGATTAGGCCTTGCGCGCCACGACCTTGACGGTCGTGTAGCCTTTGGTGGTCTTCTGGTTCTTGCTGAACCAGCGACCGTCGACGCCCAGCTCACGGAGCTTGGCTTCGGCTGCCTTGACGTCGAGCGACTGGCGCTCCGCGACGTCCGAGACGGTGGCGCGGAACAGGTCACCCTCGTGGGCACCTGCGCCGAGCGACTTGATCTCGTCGGTCAGGAAAGCCTCGATCTCCTTCAAGCGGGCGATCTCGGCCTTGATGTCGCCCAGACGGTCGACGGGGGAAATGTTGGAAATGGTTGCGGCTACGGTTGCCATGTTTTTCACTCCTGTATGCGTTGCTGATAGGGTGCATATAAGGGCTGCAATCTAGGATTGCAATAGCTATTCGTAAAAAATTACGCGTCCCCCTTCGATTTTCAGCGGGCCGTCCTTTTCGCGGCTTAAACCGTTGATTGCGCGCACCACAGACTGGCGGCGGATGTCGCGTTTGCCCGGCTCTGGGGGCGGCAGGGCGTCGGCAGCCTTGTCGATCAACTCGACCGCGCTGACGATGCTTTGCTCGCCGAACAGGGTCATGACTTCGAGGATGTGGTTTTCGACGCGTCCGCGACGCTTGAGGCCCTTGCGATCGGCAGGATCTTCCTTCGGTGCCGACAGCTCGGTTTCGACCGCGACGCAGCTCGTGATGGTGTCGCCTTCGTAGTCGATGCCCAGATCGATCACTTCGAGCTTGAAGGCGAACCGTACGCCATCCTCGCCGTCCTTCATCTTCTCAAGCAGGATCTCGCGCTCGCCGTTTTCGTGCCGGATCACCTCGATCTGGACGTCGGCTGCGGCCTTGAGGCCTGACCAGCCGCGCGACCCCTTGGACAGATCCTTGCCCGCGTGGTGGACCACAAGGTTCATGGCACCGGTGGCTTCGTGCAAAAGGTTGATGTTGCGCAGCGCCTTGCCCATGTCCTCCGATGTGTTTTCGTTCGCCCCGGGGGTCACCTGCGCCAGCGTGTCGATCACGACCAGATCCACGTCGCCAAGGTTCTTGATCTGGGCGATGACCTCGGCGATGTCGTCGCCGTCCAAAAAGTTCGGGGCCGCCGTTATCACCTGCAGGTCGGTCGTCGTCCGCAAGTCGAAGCCGTGGTATTGCGCGTACGCCTCACCCCGCTTGCCCAGACCGCTGCCGCCTTCGGCTGCGATCACCACCACCCTCGCCTTGGCCGTGCGCCGGTTGCGCCACGCGTTGCCGCGCGCGATCGAGAAGGCGATGTCCAGTGCGACAAACGTCTTGCCGCTGCCCGACGCGCCGAACAGGATGCCCAGCTGCGCCTTGGGCAAGACGCCTTTGATCAACCAGCTCATCGGCTCGCGCTGGGTCAGGTCGTAGATCGGCACCGGCCCGAAGCGCCCGACGCTCTTGCTCGGCAGCTCGGCCATGATGGCCTCGGCCTTGGCCAGCACGTCCTCGCGGCTGGGCCCCTCATAAGGCCGGTAGCCTGCGTCCTTGGCCATCTTGATGACCGACGCCATAGTGACCTGCCGCTTGCCCGGTGCGGGCTTGAGGCTCTCCCACTGGTAGCGCAGGCTCTCGGTGCTGGGATAGCTGTCCCCACCGCTCGACCATTCGTCCCAGATCTCGAAGCCGTCGTCACCGCCGTCCGTCTCGTGGTGCAGGGCCATTCCGACGCGCAGCCACGGGTCGCGGCCCATGCTCGGATCAAGCACGGCCAGCAGGGCCTCCATCTCGCCGATCGACAGGCCCAGACGCGGCTCGCGCCCGGCCATGAAGTCATCGGGGTCGAACGTCGCGCCTGCCGTCGCGCCGAAGCGCCGCATGCAGAGATCCTTTGTGTTCTGGTCGACCTCGGCGAGGTGGTCTTCATAGCCCAGCAGCTCGACGATCGGCAGCACATTGCCGGTGAAGGTCACAAAGCCGGAGCTGCTGAACGTCTCGAAGCCGTACTGGTCGGGCGTCGGGTAGCTCTTGTGGTTGCCCAGATCGCCCTTGAGCGCGGCGCGCACGCCCTTGCCGCTGGGGCTGTACTCGGCGTACGTCCGGTTGACGATGTCTTCAACCTCTTTGGGCATGTTGCCATGCACGTCGACGCACGCGTCGAAATCGAGGAACACGTAGCCGAAGTCGGCCAGAGGTGCGAAGCCCACGCCGTCGAAGCCTGCGCGCATGGCAGCGTCGCGCGCCGCCACAAAGGTCGTCAGCCGATCGCGATCACGCGGGCCGCCCTGCGTGCCGTGGCGGCGGGTGCCGTCGGCCCAGAACGGGATCTTGCGCGGCTTGGCCTCACCCTCGAACTGCTCATAGCGCCACATCAGCCAGCCGGGCAGCGCCCTGAGAGCCTCTGGCACCTGCACAGCCTGAAGCCCGGGCGCAATGGCCCTCACGCTTGTCATGTCGTCGTCCTCTCCCACGGGTGTTTAGAGGATAGCTGACGCGGGTGCGCTGATCGCCCGGACAAGATCCGGGTTCATCATGTCGGTGCGCGGGATGCCAAACACCACCTCGATCGCGACAGCGCGTTCGGGTGGCACCCAGCCCCGGGCCTTCCAGCTGTAGACAGCCTGATGCGTGACCTTCATCTTCTGGCAGAACTTGATGATACCACCGCCTCGCTCGATGGCGAGATCAAGGGCGGCGATACGTTCGTTTTTATCGGTCATGCTGCTCTCAACTCTTTTCTGAAACTCTCGTCGCGGATGCCCCAGATGCGGGTCTCGGCCATGTAATCTGACTTGAGTTTGATAAGCTCGTTGTTGACCTTATCCAACTCGGCTTGGAGCTTGTCACGCCTCGCGAACGCGCGCAGGGCCCGGGTGCGGATCTCATCGTTGATCATTTGAACCGCTCCCCCTTGCGGCCAATACGGCCAGTCTTCGGATTGCGGAAGTGCGCGTTCTTGGTCAGCTCGGTCAGCCGATCGATCTCAGCCTTCAAGATACGCTGCCGCAGGTCGTACTCTTTGCGGTCGGTCTGACGGCGCTGCTGCTCGGCGGCCAACTCGGCCAACGTGTCGGCAGCGACGCTGCGCATGTTGTCGGCTTCATGCCGCGCTTGCTTGGCTGCTTTCCAAGGGTTCCAGCTCATTCTTCTTCTCCCAGTTTACCGGACGCGATGTCCTCCTCAATGATTTCGATGATTTGCTTGGCCAGCTTGTCATAGCGATTGGCCCAACCGGCAGCGTAGTAAACGCCGTCGTCCCCACGCGTGTAGATGTCGAAGGTGTTGCCGTGGTCCCAGACGAAGATGTCGGTCGTCTCGCCTTCGAAGTAGACTTCGAAGTCCGCCGTGCCGCCGCGCTCTGGCTCGTAGCCGTCCCAGCTGGCTGTGATCGGCAGATCGCTGTGGGCCTTGAAGGCTTCGTTGATCTGGCGCTCGGTGTATTCAGGGTTGTCCATGTGCTGTCTCCGTTGCTGATATACGGCCAGTAGACCATGCAATGCGTAATTGCAATACCCTATCGATGATTTTCATCATCGCGGTACTCGTCGATGCCGCGACCGATCCAGTCGCCTACCCAGATCGAGCCCAGCACCAGCAGCGCGGCGATGACTGCGACGACGATCTCCATCACGCGTTGCCCGCTGTGTCGAACAGCTCGCGATCGATGATGGTGCGCTCAAGCACCAGCACGGTCATGGCGGTGATGGTGTTCGACACGTCCTCGGCGTCGTCCATCTCCATCAGCTCGTTATGCAGGAGCTTGATCAGGACGGTCGCCCGGCAGATCCGCTCGCTGTCGGCGAAGATGTCCCAGAGGATGTCGCCGATCTCTTGCTCCGCGACTGCGTGCGATCGGTCGTGGCGTTCGTCTTCGGTCATCCCCACCAATCCTCTTCCATGCTCTCGCGCTCTTCTGGTGTGATCTCCGGGCGGGTCAGGATGCCATAGATGGTCACGCCCACCACGCCCACGATGAGCAGCGCCAGCCAGTTGTTTGCCGTCACCGCACCTTCTCCAGCAAGTGGATATGGGCGCAACGCTTGCCTGCTGGTGTGTCGACCAGCACCATGCCGCGATCGAAGCAGGCATTGACGCGGGCCTGCTCTGCGTTTCCGGCAGAGACTACCATCAAGATGAGGATGCCTAAAAGGGCAAAGCCGACGTAGCCGGGCCAGAAGAAGGAAAGATGTTCACGCATGTGGTGTCTCCTTTGTGCGTTGTTGATGCGGTCTTATGTCAAGTGCCATTGCACATTGCAAGCCTAAACGGGCGGCATCCTTCCTGCGGCTGTGGTCATAGGTCAGGCTCCCTGTTTCAGGTTGACGTAGGCCCGCGCCCGGCCATTGGCACGGGCAGCCTCGTAGACGGTCGGGCGTTGTGCTTTGAGCGCCGCCGTGCAGCGCGCCACCGAGCCCCAGCCGTAGTCGTGGGCCAGCTCGCTGAGCGTCCGGTTGCCGATGTCGCGGATGTCGGACGGCAGCGTCGGCATGGTGCCGGGTGGCCGGGGCGGGTGGTTGGTGCGGCGTGGCGGCGCTTGCGTCGCCTCTGCGGCGCGCTGGGCGGCCTGCACCTGCGTCTGGTAGGACGCCTGCCGCACCTGTGCCAGCAGCCGCTCCGTGACCTGCACAGGCGCGCGGCGGCCATCGGCGTACAGCCAATAGAAGCGGCGCTCGTGGATGATGGGGCGACGGCTCATGGCTCAGTCCTCCTCTTCTTCTTCGTCCTCGGGCTCTTCGTCCTCGGGCTCTTCGTCGCTGAGCAGCGCGTCCCACTCGGCATTCTTGGCCTCGCGCTCGGCGTTGATGCGATCGCGCTCGGCCTGCGGCAGCGCCTGCCATGCGGCGTCCTCGGCGGCGATCTCAGCGCGGCCTTCGGCGAGGAGGCGCTCTTCCTCTTCGTTGAACAGATCCCAGATGTTGGTCATTGGTCGGCACTCCGCTTGGTCATGTCGTCGAAGATCCACCGGGCCTGATCGGCCCACTCGGCGGCGGTGTAGCTGTTGGTGTACGGCACGTAGACCGACACGCTATCGTAGATGTTACGCGCGGGCACGTCGTAAACGAAATAGTGGTAGCCCTCGCCGCGCACGATTTCGAGTGGGATGCCTGCCTTGTCGATGGCGCGCTGGGCTTGGCGGATGGTGGTCATGTCGGTGTCTCCGTGTGCGTTGTTGATGAACAGTATTTGGCACATGCAACGTGGGGTTGCAATACCCCTGATGAAAAAAGTTTGGGGGCCGAAGCCCCCGCCCTTCAGCGGAAACGCAGGTCGCTGTAGTTGGCGGCGCGGGGCTCGTGCAGCGCAGCAATGCTTTTGCGGATGGCGTTCTTGTAGCCTTCGCCTGCGGTGTCGTTAAATTGGAGGCAGCGTTCGAGGTGAGCGGTCTCGCTGATGAGGATGTTCTCGGCGAGAGCGAGCGCGGCGGCGGTGGCCTCGGCGTCGGTCATGCGGGCAAAGGTGCCAGAGCCACCGATCTCGGCGCGGGCTGGGGTGAAGTGGCGGCCCATCTCTTCGCCGGTCTCGGCGTCGGTCAGGACCATCTGCTTCTTGCCGCACGAGTACACGATGGCGTGGCGGAAATAGGTCGTGCCCTTGCGGTCCCAGTCGTTGATGTAGGTGACTTCGTCGCCCTTGTTGAATGCCTTGGTCATGTCGGTGTCTCCGTTTGCGTTGTTGATGAGCTGTCCTCGCACATGCAAGCAGGCATTGCAACACCTAATTTGCAGCACGTGTAAAAAATTACTCGTGCTGCATCGTGCTGCAGCGTGGTGCAGCGGGGAGGGGCATTTGCAGCACGTGTAAAAAATTGCTAACACCACGGAAATGCTGGGTTTTTTGGCCTTTTGCAGCACGAGAATTGATGCACGCTGCAGGTCGTGCTGCACGCTGCAGGCAGTGCTGCAGCATCGATGCAGGGTTATAAACTACGTTTATACCCTTCTCGTGCTGCACGCTGCACGGTGCTGGCGATGCGCTGCGATGCGGATTTTGTGATGTTGACTTTGTGCTGGCGGTGCAGGATTGTTGGTGCTGCGCGGCGCTCCCCTCTGTCGTGCAAACAGGCTCCGTCGAGTGATTTGGAATAGCTCGGCGGAGCCGACGCTTGCCTTTTGTGTTCGTCGGGCTTATTTAGGTCGTGACTGGTAGTCCTGCCACGAAGCGGAGCAAGCAGAGTATGGCCCAACGGCCCACCAAGAAAACTCCCGAAGTTATTCAGCGTTTGCTCGACGGCCTTGCCGACGGCGTGACGCTGCGCGCCCTGTGCCGAGAGGAGGGGATGCCGAACTGGCGGACGGTGTATGATTGGATCGAAGCAGACGCGGACATCGCCGCACGGTTCGAGCGCGCGCGCGAGATCGGCTTCGACGCGATCGCTGAGGACGTCTTCGACATCGCGGACGACGGCACGAACGACTGGGTCGAACGCGAGCGCAAGGACGGATCGACAGACATCGTGCTTAACGGCGAACATGTGCAGCGCAGCAAGTTGCGCATCGAGACGCGCATGAAGCTGCTGGCGAAGTGGCACCCCAAGAAGTACGGCGAAAAGCAGGACGTCAACATCGGCAACAAGGAAGGCGAGACCCTCCAGATCGACAACGGCGTCGACACCGTGGCGCTCACGCTGAAGATTGCTGAGGCGCTGCGCATGCGGAACAACGACAAGTGATCTGGAACCCATGGCGCAAGATCCGCGAGCTTGAGGCCCGGCTGCACCGGGTGACCGTTGAGTGCGCTGCGCTTGACAACGCGCTGCATCATTCGAACGAGCGGTACGACAAGATCCGCGAGACCAACGCCCAGCTGCGCGACGCGCTGAGCCTGTATCGGAACGCATGACCGACCTTGCGACCTTGATTGCCCAGCTCGAACCCGAGCAGCGCGTCCATGCCGATTGGCAGGACAGGTGGAACGCGACGGCGCGCGACGCGCAGATCCCCGAGAAGGAAGCCGAGAAGCAGGGCATCGACCCGCACTGGACCGAATGCGGCTATCTGGCCGGGCGTGGCTTCGGCAAGACGCGCGTGGGGGCTGAATGGATCACGCGCGCCGTGTACGAAGACCCGAGCGGCTTCGACAGCTGCGTGATCGCACCCACGTTTTCGGATGTGAAGTACACCTGCTTCGAGGGCGAGAGCGGGATCTTGTCCGTGCTGCCGCCCGATCTGCTGATCGAACACAACAAGACCGACATGATCATCAAGATGCGAAATGTTGCAGGTGGCGTCAGCACGATCCGTGGCTTCACTGCCGAAAAACCAGAGCGATTGCGTGGTCCACAGCACTGCCGTGGGTGGTTCGATGAGCTGGCAGCGTGGCAGTACGATGAGGACACATGGGATATGGCCATGATGGGCCTGCGTCTGGGCCATCGCCCGCAGGTGCTGTGGACCACGACGCCGAAGCCCAAGGAACTGATCCGCAAGCTCAGCACGCCCCAGCCGGGTCGGCTCATCGTGCGCGGCTCAACCTTCGACAACAAGGCCAACCTGCCGCAGAGCTTCTTCGACAACCTGCAGCAGTACGAAGGCACGACGATCGGCAGGCAGGAGCTGTACGGCGAGCTGATCGACCCCGAAGAGAGCGGCATCGTCAAGCGCAGCGACTTCCGCATGTGGCCTGCCAAGCGTCCGCTCCCGCCGCTGGACTACATCATCCTGTCCCTTGACACCGCCTTCACCGAGGCGACGTACGACAAGAAGAAGGGCGACGCGGACAGCACGGCCTGTGTCGTAATGGGCAGCTTCCACGACAAGGAAGGCAACAGCCACCTGATGGTGCTGGACTGCTGGTCGGAGCAGATGGGCATGCCCGATCTGATCAAGCGCGTGAAGCGCGAGCTGAACGTCAGCTACGGCGACGATCAGGACGCGGCGTTGATCAAGCCACTGTTCGGCAGCGCCAAGCCCATGACGTCGGGCCGCAAGCCTGACCTCTGCCTGATCGAAGACAAGGGCAGCGGCATCAGCCTGCGCCAGATGCTGGAGCGCGAGGGCATCGAGGCCTATGCCTACAACCCGGGCCGCGCCGACAAGCTGGCGCGTCTGCACATGGTCAGCCACATCTTCGCCCGCAAGCGGATCTGGCTGCCCGAGAGCGACAAATATCCGGGCCGCCCGCGCACATGGGTCGAGCCAATGCTGGCGCAACTCTGCGCTTTCACCGGGCCCGGCAGCGTCAAGCATGACGACTACGTCGATGCCATGACGCAGTGTGTCCGGCTGTGCATCGACAAAAACCTTGTATCTGTGTTAAAGACCGCAAAACCCGGAGAGGTTCATCGACCGCCGCCGAAGGTGGTCCCGAACCCGTACGCCATTTGAAGGATTGATCCATGGGCGAAGATGAACTGCCGGAAGGCGAGATGGTCGAGTTGGAAAACGACGCGGTTGACGTCGAGGACACCGAGGACGGTGGTGCCTTCGTCACGCTCGATGAGGAGGAGCCAGCGGCAGGCGAGAGCGAGTTCTACGCCAACCTCGCCGAGACGCTGCCCGAGCCAGACATGGCGAAGATCTCCAGCCAGTTCCTCGATCTGATCAGCAAAGACAAGGACGCGAGGAAGAAACGCGACGAGCAGTACGAGGAAGGCCTGCGCCGCACCGGTCTGGGCGACGACGCACCCGGCGGCGCGCAGTTCCAAGGCGCGTCGAAGGTGGTCCACCCGATGCTGACCGAGGCCTGCGTCGACTTCGCGGCCCGATCGATCAAGGAACTGTGGCCCGCGAACGGCCCCGTCAAGGACATGGTCGTCGGCGACACCGACGAGAAGAAGGTCGACAAGGCCAAGCGCAAGTCCGCCCTGATGAACTGGCAGATGACCGTGCAGGCGCAGGAAGCCCGCGCCGAGCTGGAACAGATGCTGACCCAGCTGCCACTGGGCGGCGCGCAGTACCTCAAGCTGGGCTGGGAAGAACGGCGCAACCGCCCGAACTTCCTTGCCGTCATGATCGACGACATGCTGCTGCCCTACGCCGCGACGAACTTCTACAGCGCGCAGCGCAAGACGCACGTCCAGTACATCACGGCCCTTGATTACCAGCAACGTGTAAAATCTGGCATGTACCGCGACGTCGACCTGACGCCGCCGGGCCTTGAGCCTGAGACGTCGTTGGCCGAGCAGGCGAACAACAAGATCGAGGGCCGCACCGACACGAGCTACAACGAGGACGGCCTGCGCACGGTCTACGAAGTCTACGCGACCACGCAGATCGAAGAGGGCGAGGACGCCTCGCCGTACATCATCACGATCGACAAGCCGTCGGGCAAGATCCTCTCGATCTACCGTAACTGGGACGAAGAGGACAAGACCCGCGAAGAGATGACGTGGATCATCGAGTTCCCGTTCATCCCGTGGCGCGGCGCGTACCCGATCGGCCTGCCGCAGATGGTCGGCGGCCTCAGTGCTGCCGCCACCGGCGCGCTGCGTGCGCTGCTTGACAGCGCGCACATCCAGAACGTGCCGACGATGCTCAAGCTCAAGGGCGGCACGCGCGGCGGCCAGACGCTGAACATCCAGCCGACGCAGGTCGAAGAGATCGAGGGCGGCCTGAACATCGACGACGTGCGCAAGATCGCGATGCCGATCCCGTTCAACCCGCCGTCGCCGACGCTGTTCCAGCTGCTGGGCTTCCTTGTCGAAGCAGGCAAGGGCGTCATCCGCACGTCGATGGAGGATCTGCCCGACAGTCAGGCCAACGCGCCGGTCGGCACCACGCTGGCCCGCATCGAGCAGGGCATGGTCGTGTTCAACGCGATCCACAGCCGTCTGCACGACGCGATGGGCCGCATGCTGCGCGTGCTGCACCGCCTCAACGAGATGTACCTCGATGACGATCGGCTGGAGCAAGAGGCTGGCGAAGAGCTGGCCACGCGCGCCGACTTCGAAGGCCCGATGGACGTCGTGCCGGTCAGCGACCCGAACATCTTCAGCGAAGCGCAGCGTTACGCGCAGGTGCAGGCAGTGGCGCAGCGCGCCCAGATGCTGCCGCAGCTGTACAACCTGCGCAAGGTCGAAGAGCGCATCCTGTCGACGCTGAAGATCCCCGACTATGACGCGTTGCTCAACCCAGCCGTCGACCCCGAGGAGCAGAACGCCGTCAACGAGAACGTCGCCGCTGCGCTGGGCCGCCCCGTCGTGGCCTTCCCAGAGCAGGATCACATCGCCCACCTCAAGACGCACCTCAGCTTCATGATGAACCCGATGCTGGGTAGCGGGCCGATGTTCCAGCAGACCTTCCTGCCGTCGATCCTGAACCACCTCAAGGAACACGTCGCGCTCTGGTACATGAAGACGACGATCGATCTGGCCGAGAGCGTGGCCAACGTCGACTTTGACGAACTGGGCAAGGAGGAACACAGCGACGAGGACAAGCGTGCGTTCGATCGCATGTTGGCCGAAGCGTCGACTGTGGTCAGCGAGAGGGCCGGTGACGTGTTCGCCGACCTGCCGCCGATCATTCAGCAGGCGCAGCAGATGATCCAGCAGTTCCAGCAGCCATCGCCGATGGATCCGTCGCAGGTCGCGATGCAGACGGCGCAGCAGCAGATGCAGATCGACACGCAGAGGATGCAGCTCGAAGGCCAGAAGGTCCAACAGCAGATGCAGATGGATCAGGCCAAGATGCAGCAGCAGCTGCAGCTTGAGCAGCAGAAGCTCGCGCTGCAGCAGCAACTTGCAGAAATCAACGCGCAGATGGAGCAGGCCAAGGCCCAGCAGGACATGGCCACGCTGGCGATGAAGGAACAGCGCGAGGACGCACGCACGCAGGCAGAACTGCAGGCGCGCGTCGCTATGAACGAAGCCGACAACCAGACCGCCATGACCCTTGCGGAAATGGAGATGCTGTCTGGCGAAAAAATCGCGGTGTCGACCGGCACCGGGATCAACCCGCAGCCATAAGGAGAATATCATGGCTAAAGAACCTACCAAACAGTCCGACACGAAGGGCAAGCCCGTCCCCGAGACGGCAATCCCCATGCACAAGAAGCTCGCCATGGGCCAGAACCCCGACACCGGCGCGTCTTCGGGGTCGAAGATCCCCGCGTGAGGATCGAGATGTTTCTCCAACGCTTGGAGACAGCGCAGGCCGAGCTTGCGAAAGAAGCGTTGGAGCGACCGTCTGGCCGGGAAGCATTCGACTACGGTCGGGTTGTCGGCCTCCATGCAGGCCTTGAGCTTGCGAAGCAGACCATCATCAACATGGTCGCCGAGCATGAGCGCAAGGGCTTTGACCTTTAACTGCAGAAAGAGAAGCACTGATGCAGGAAATTGCGAATAAGATCGATTATGGGTACGAGAACGTCGATGAGGCGTTCCCGCCATGCGATCCGGGCGTGCAACCGTTTGGCAGCCGCGTGCTGTGCCAGATCCGCACCCCGAAAGCCAAGACGAAGGGCGGGATCATCCTGACCTCGGATGTTCGGGAGACCGAGCATTATAACACGCAGGTGGCCAAGGTGATTGGCGTTGGCACACTTGCCTTCAAGAACCGCAATACAATGGAACCGTGGCCAGAGGGCTCGTGGTGCGAGATCGGTGATTTCGTCCGCATCCCACGTTACGGCGGCGACC